GAGCGTGTCGAGCGAGTCGCTCGGCGGGTACTCGTACTCGCTTCGCGCTGGCGACGAGGTGGCGAAGGAGATCGAATCGCTGCTCGGGCCGTACAAGAGGATTCGATGAGCATCGAGGCTCTGGTAAACCGATTCGGGCTGACGCTGTACCTGTACCGTCCGACGATCGGACTCGGTACGGACGGCCAGACGACGCGCACCTACGCGCGCCAGTCGGAGGTCCGCGCGTTCGTGCAGCCGGGCGCGCAGTCTTCCGACGTGTTCCAAGGCAGGATGAGCGGGCGCACGTCCTGCACGATCTACCTGTCGGGGCTGGTCGACGTCCGCATAGACGACGAACTGCGGGACGGCTTCACGGGGACGGTGCGGAACTGGCGCGTCACGGGTGCGTCGAACCCGGGCGAGACGTCGCCCGCGCAGTCCGCGTCGCACCTGACGATGACCGTCGTTGACGCGGTCGAGGTGGAGCCGGGGGTGACGCTGTGACCGACCCAGTCCGCATAGACGAGAAGAAGATCAACGAGACGATGCGCCGCGGCGTCGCGAACGGGCTGCTCGGCGTGCAGCTCCAGTTGTCGCGCTTCCTGCGGTCGACCCTGTCGAAGCCGGGCACGGGCCGCCTGTACCGCGTCTCGCGCGGAAGCGCGCGCGGCCGCAACCTGCGCGCGCGCGGGTTCCATCGGGCCTCGTCGCCGGGCCAGCCGCCCGCCGTCAATACGGGACGGCTGCGGCAGTCGTGGGCGATCGCTGGCAACGCCGACCAGAAGTTCCGCGTGCGCGCACCGCTCGGCAAGAAGTCCGAGGGCACGACGCAGGAGTTCGCCGTCCTGACCTACGACATCGCGCCCAGCAGGATGTGGTTCACCTACGGGTCGAACCTCAAGTACGCGCGCGCGCTTGAGTTCGGCAGCAGGCGGCGCGGCCTGTCGCAGCGCCCGTACGTCAGGCCAGCCGTGGCGGCGGTCGGCGCGCAGGCGCTTCGCATCGTCAAGCTGTGGGTGCAACGAACCTTCGCGGAGAAAGCCTGATGGCCAAGGCAATCATGGACGCGCTCAAGACGAGGCTGCACGCGACGACCGTGCTGGTCAACCGTCTCGGCGGCAGGATGTACCTCGACGAGGGGCCGTCGAACGCGGCGCTGCCGCTGATGGTCTACTCGGCCACCTCGACCGTGGTGACGCCGATGTTCGGCACGCTGAAGCGGTACGACATGACGGTCGAGTTCGTGATCGCGTACGCGAACGCGGGCACGACGGACATCTGGACGGTCGCTGCGGACATCGAGACGGCGCTCTCGACCACCATGAGCGCGACGGGCTTCGACCGCGTGTCCGCGGTCAAGACCGGGGGCGGCGTGCCGTCATTCGAGGACGACGCGTGGACGATGACAGAGACGTACAGGCTGACCGCCTTCGACCCCTGATAGGAACACACCATGGCGATTGACACATTCGTGATCGGAAACGACGGCAACGTGACCATGCCAGCGAGCGGAAACGTTTTCCGGGTGCGGTCGTTCGCGGCTAACCTTTCCCGGGTCGAGAGCGAGCTGACTGGCTTCTCCGACACTGGTCGCCGCAAGCGGCTCGGAATGCTCGACCTGACGGGTTCGCTGTCCGGCGTCCCCGCCGTCGACTCGACCGCGTCGACCACGACCGCGCTCACCTCGATGATCTGGATGAACACCGCGACGCAGGCGCTCACGCTCACGATCTACGACTCGACGAACGACGCGCGCATCGCGGCCAACTGCATCTTCAACGGATTCGCGTTCAACGTCGACAAGACCGCGGACTCGACCGTCACCTGCAACTTCGCGAACGCGGACGGTGTTGCGCCCGTCGTGACCTGGCTCGTCTGAGCATGATGCCCCATCTCGGTCAAGTTGCGAATGCCTTTGCTCCGTCCGATTCGGACTGGCTGGTGTCGATCACCTATATGGACGGCCGCGTCCGCACGCGGCGCATCACGCCGGGGACCGTCACGGAGGAGCAGGCGGTCGGCTACGCGCTGGCGGCCGAGAAGGCGCGCATGGCCGACGTCGATTCGTGGTCGATCCGCCGCGTGTCCGACAGGCGCGTCGTCGCGCCTGACGATTCCTTTGCCGAGTTTCTCAAGAGAAGGAGACAGGGATGATCCGTGTGGCCCCGTGGGTGGTGAACGCTGGTGATCGGTCCTTCACGCTTCGCCCGCTGACCGTGCGCGAGAGGATCGCGCTTTCGGAGCAGCTGACGGAGGACAAGGCCGCGGAAATCCTGCGCGACGCGAAGGCGGTGGGGATGCCGCACAGGGAGGCGATGCAGGTGGCGCAGGACGCGCGCGAGGCGGCGCGGCGCGCATCTTCGCTGGTCCTCCATTGCTTCAACCTGTCGGGCGCGGCGATGGTCCTCGCGGCGTGCTGCGACGACGCCGAGGCGTTCCTCGCAGCCGTCGAGATTTCCGATGCGTCCATGCACGCGATCGCCGCGCTCGGCGTCGACGTCGACAGGTACAAGGAGGCCGCCGCGGCGGCAAACCCTCTGTAGGCGCGGCGATTCCGGAAGCGCCGCGCGACTGGATGGCGCTCGCGCACCTGATCGCGCGCGCCGCGCCCGGACTCGGCAACCCGCTCGACCTGACCTGCGGCGAGTTCGAGGAGCACCTCCGTCTCGCTGCGAACGGCAGCGACGGAACCGCCGATAGACACGACTGGATGAGACGTCACGTCGAGAGGGCACGATGAACGCAGGAGAGATCAACATCGCGGTGACGGCGTCGATGGCGCAGTTCAACGCCACGATGACGGCTGTCAAGCAGAGCGCGGCCGCGACGGCGACCAGCACGGGCGAGTTATTGCGCAACAAGCTGCGCGACGAGTTCAGCGAGCAGAAGGCCGGAAAGATGCTCGGTAGCGTGCTTGGCCTCGGCATGGCCGACAACGTCATGCGGTCGATGTCCGCGGCAATCCGCGGGGACAAGACCCTCGGAGCGGCGGTCGAGGAACTCGTCCGAAACCTTCCTGTCATCGGAGCGGCATACGACCTCGGCAAGGCGATCGGCGAGAACCTCGCGGACGGAGCGTTCGGCACGATCAGCTCTTTGGAAGCGCGGATGCAGCGGGGGATCGACCTCGCATTCGCCTACGACCGCGAGCAGGAAGAGAAGGCGTTTGAGGAATCCGAGCGCAAGCGCAAGGCCGCAGCGGCCGCCGTGGCGAAGGAGGATCAGGCGCGGCTGAAGGCAAAGCAGGACGCGGAGTTTGAGATGATGGGCCAGCTCCGCAACCGCCAGATCAAGCGGGATCAGGAGGTCGCCGACTTCAACCTCCAGGTGCAGGTCGACGCCGCCCGCAAGGCTGGCAACGAGGAGGAGGCGCTCCGTCTTGAGATGGAGGACGCCGTCGCCAAGGCGCGCAGGGAACTCTACGAAGACCCCGCGATGCAGGCCGCGCTGTTCGGAAGCCTCGGACGCGAGGAGGAGGACGCGGCGCGCGCGACCATCGAGGACGCGGAGCAGGTCATCCGCCAGCAGTACGAGTACCGTCTCTATCTCCACAAGCAGAACATCGCCGAGGAGGAGAAGGACAGGCTCGCGATGGTCGAGAAGGAGAGCGCCGCGCGCATGGAGGCGGCCAAGAGCGAGATCGCCGCGCTCGAGCAGGAGCGGCTAGCCGCGCAGACCGCAGGGATCGGAAGCGCGCAGACCGCGCTGGGCACGTTCAAGTTCGACGCGTACCCGGCGTCGAAGAAGCTTGAGAACGACTACCGCCTGATTCGGGGCATCGAGCAGATTCGCGACTCGCTGAAGGACGGCGTCGGAGGGTTCAACTGATGGCGACGGCGATCGAACTAGCGGAAACTCGCAACGAATCGTGGAACGAGGGGAAGATCAGCGCGACGCGTCGGTTTTCCATTTGGGACGACTCCGCGCCGCTTCAGACCGCCGCCGCGGTGCGCGCGCTGTTCGGCACGTCTGTCGGCGGGACGCTTCTCCCCGACGTCGCCGCGCAGTTCCCCGACGACCCGATGCTGTACTGCAAGTCGTATTCGATCAAGGTCGAGCCGAGCAGCAACTTCGTCTGGACGGTCGAGTTCTCCTACGAGAACTCCGAGCCTCTCGACAAGCAGCCGCAGGAGATCGGATACACCCAGTTCAGCGTGGACTGGGCGGTCGAGTTCCGCGACGTCTACCGCATCGACCCTGGACTCAACATCCCGGAGTTCGGGAACGCGATCGGCGAGGGCACCGACTCCAACTGCGCCGGGACGTCGATCGACTCGGCTGGCGAGCCGATGTCGAGGCTCCACTACCTCGGCGCGATCGAGTTCACCGAGACGGTGTCGATGGCGTCCTTGCCCGAAAGGTCTGAGCTGATCCGCGTCGCGCGCGGGCGTCGCAACCTACAGCCGTTCCAAGGCGCTCCGATCGGGCAGGTGTTGTACAAGGGCGCGAAGGCGAGCCGAATCGGCGTCGACCGCGTGTCGTTGACTCACTCCTTCGCGCAGGACTCGCTGTACCACATGGTGCAGGTCGCGGAGCGCGATCAGGACGGGAAGCCCGTGACGATCAGGTTCTCCGCCTTGACCATGCGCGCGAAGAACGTCTACTGGCTCCAGCCGTATCCCGGCTACGCCGAGTTCAACCTCCTGAGCGAGAACTTCTGATGGCCAACGAAATCCAGATCAACTTGAAGCTGAACGTCGCGAAGAACAAGCTTGTCCACCGCGAGGAGCCGGGGCAGATTCTCGTCGACATGACGGGCGGCACCGCGGCAGGCGGCGCGCAGAACGTCACGACGACCGCGGCCGCCATCACGATCGGCAGCGTCACGACCGCGGGCTACGCGTACTTCCGCAACACGGACACGACGAAC